CATATACATGATACTGTTTTAAAAATTCGTTTTTGCCCATATTATGAGCCTGTATATGGTGCTTGCGGCATAACGCAATAGCATTCATACCTACATGAACAATATTATTTCTATCCCTACCCATACCGACAGCGTCTAAGTGATGTACTTCTGCCTTATCATTGCAAATAGCACACTTCCTATGCTCCAAGCACATATATAAATATTTACCGATTTCTTCGGCACGATTAAGCATGGTATCGAGTGTCGGTACATTCCATTCAAAA